GTTTATTGTTGCTGTAGAGAATCTTTTGACGTCATCGCTTTGTGGCGATTCTCGTCAAAGCTATATATAGATAATCATTGAGAAATGACTTTGTTGTATTTTCAGGGGGGTAACTTATCAAAAGTTATTAACAATGGATCACTTGGTACAGAAACATAGTATTTTAATTCTCTAAGTATGAGTAAAACTTATACAATAGAAGTTCCACTTTCTTTAGATGATATTCAATTACACAAGTACCAAAAATACTTGAAAATGCTAAGTGAGAATCAGGACTCAGAAGACGACAGCTTTATTAAACTTAAGTTGTTAAACATTTTTTGCGGTATAACAATGAAAGAAGCTTATGAACTTCCAATATCTCAATTTGATTCTATTATAGATCACTTGATAAAACTGTTAAATGAAAAAAGTGTATTACATCATAGGTTCACTATGACAGATCCAAAAGGGAAAACAATTGAATTTGGCTTTATACCAAATTTAGACAAAATGACTTTGGGTGAGTACATAGACGCAGAAAATTATATGTCAGACTGGGATGAAATGCATAAAGCGATGGCGGTCCTTTACAGACCGATCATCAGCGGCAATAAGGATTTCTACAAAATAGAAAAATATGAAGGTAGTGATAAGTACTCAGAAATTATGAAAGACGCGCCTGCATCTGTAGCTATTGGTACAATGCTTTTTTTTTGGAGTTTAGGGACAGACTTGTTGAAAATTACAATGGACTCTTTACTCAAACAGCAGGAGACATTGAAAGAGGATCCTACACACAAGGATTCAGTAAAAAATGGGGATGGTATCAGTCAATTTACAGCCTTGCAGGAGGAGATGTCTTCAAAGTTGACAAAGCTACAAGACTTAATGTCAACAAAGCAATGATGTGGTTAGAATTTGAAAAAGAGAAAAACGATTTAGAAGCAAGATTAATTAAACAATCATATAAATGATAGCAGTATACGAAACACTAGATAAAATAAAAGATTTACTTAGAGACAACCCGTCAACACAAACGGTAACGTTTGGCGACTTAATGGAGGTTGACTTAGCGAAAACAACAATATTTCCGTTGGCACACGTTCAAATAGGAAATGTAACTTTTAGAGATCATATTATTGTAATGGAAGTTGCAATATTATTTTTAGACATAGTAGATGACAACAGAGAAACAAACTCTTTTGATCAATTTTATGATAACGATAATCTTATTGACATCTTAAACACTCAACTATCTGCAGCTAATATTTTACAAGGTAAACTTAGAAGAGGCGCAGCATACAATGATTTGTTTCAAGTTAGAGGAGATATATCTGCTCAACCATTCTTAGATAGATTTGAAAATCAATTAGCAGGATGGGGAATGGACTTAATAATTGAATTACCAAATAAAACAACAAGCGTCTGTTAATTATGCCACTACCAAAAAGAAAGCCAGGAGAAAAACAAAATGAATTTATGATTAGATGTATGTCTGATGATACAATGATAAAAGAATACCCAAGACAAGATCAAAGAATTGCAGTTTGTATAGCACAATATAAAAAATGAAAATAGATATAGACACAGTATTAAATGAGATTGGAGATAGAATAATCCAGGAGCTTCAAGACAAGCTTGAAGAAAATAAGCCTGGAAGAAGCTATAATTCAATGTATACGGGTCAATTATATGGTAGTTTTGAAAAATCAATAAAAGATAATGTTCTTAGTATAACAACAGACAAGAAATATGCTCAATATTTAGATGAAGGTAGGGGTCCAGGAAGAGTTAATAACTATGCAATATTCGAGTGGGTGCAAGCAAGACAAATTAGAGGAAGAGATTATAGAGGAAGATATCAATCTTATAAGCAAGCTGCAATCGCAATATCTAAATACATAGAAAGAAACGGAACAGAAGCAACAAACTTTGTTTCTAGATCATTTCTTAAGGTAACAGACTTTATAGAAGATATCGTAGCGGAAAGATACGCTCAAGCAATAGAAAAAAGAATTGAACCAGGATTAAAAATAAAATAATATGCCAGCATTTTATACACCACAATTAGCAAGAAGCCCTATATTTTATAAATCTGCTGCGGCATTAGCAGAAAAATTTACATACAGCATTTATATATATACTGGGCATTACACAACAAATAAACCAGCTACAGCAACTTACACAATTACAAAAGATAAAATCGCAGATGTAGTTGAAGTTGGAACAACAACATCAACAACAACTAACAAACTTGTTGATTCAGTCAAGCTATTTACTGAAACGATTGAAGCTGGAGATTTAGTATATAATACTACGGACAACACAATAGCTATAGTAAGCTCAGTAGATAGTGACACAACTTTAACTTTAGATACAGATATAATGGTATCTGGAGAAGGTTACAAAATATTCAGTAAAACATCAGCTTCTATAGAGGTTGCTGAACTCATACGGGATTATTTTAAAACTGAATATTATAATTTAGCAGTAGATGGTATTTGGGTAGATATAGATGTAACTGCTCAAATAACGTCTGGAACAACAACTGCCACAACAGCAAATAAATTAGTAGATACTAATAATAATTTTATTAGAAAGTTGTTGCCTTCTTCTTTTACATTAACAGTAAACAATGTAACTGACAATACATCAGCAACTGTTTCAGCAGTTGATGATGATAATACCTTATCTGTTTCTAGTGATATATTTGAATCAGGAGAAGAATACACAATTACAATGTCTTCTACAGCAAGCAACGGAACAGCTTGGATAACATTAGATGGATATGGCTTTTTTAAGGATGGTTTAAATCCTGGAAACTCAGTTGTTGCTCAAAAGCAAGCTTTGATGACAAATAATAAAATTTACTTTATTAAAGGCAAAGATATTATTATTCCTGTTTATTCCCCTTTACAATCTACACTTCGATTTAGCGTAGGCGGAGTATCAGACGTATATTGGAATTTAGTAGATGAGTTCTGGAATACATATAGTTCTGGATGGGGTACACTTATTAGCGATATAAAAGTTACAGACGGAGATATTCAGGATTCAGGAACTGCAGACGGAACAACAACTAACAAATTAGTAGATAGTTCTCAGGACTTCTTAACTACAGTAAAAGTAGGTATGACTGTATACAATACAACCGAAAGCACGTTCACAAACGTGACTGCGGTTGATAGCGATACTCAATTAACATTGGCTGACGATATAATGATTTCAGGAGATGGCTATGAAATACATAATGGAAAATCTTCAGATAAAATTCAATACGTAGTTATATCTGAAACTGATAACTTTTCAGGAGGAACAGTTTCAATAACAGATGGTGTTGGATTATCTTTAACTCAAACAATTACTTTAGAAGAACTAGATTGCTCTAAGTATACTGCATACAGAGTTATATTTTATAATAGATATGGAGCTCTACAAGATATTATATTTGACAGAAAATCAGTAAAGAACCTAGAAACAAGCTCAGATGAATTTAAAAGAAGTACAGTTAATTTTAATTTAGCTAGCTTCTCTTATGATACTTATAAGGCTCAAAAACAAAGAGTAGACATTCAAGGAACAGAATCTTTAGTATTAAACACTTCTTTCTTAGATGAAGGAATATCTGATCCCATACAAGAATTATTAATGAGTCAACAAATATGGGTGGATGAAGGTATACAAAATACTCAATCATCTATACATCCAGTAATCATAAAAAGCAGTTCTGTAGAGAAAAAGACAAGCGTAAATAATAAGCTTGTTAGCTACACTATAGAATTTGAATATGCAAATGATAAAATACAAAATATAAGATAATGTTTGTAGTACAATTATATATACAAGATAATGACGGGTCTGACATCAGAGTAGATATGTTTAAAGATGAGTCTGTGTCTATAACACAGACCATCCAAGACGTTAGAGATATTGGAAGTGTATATACTGATTTTACCAGGACTTTTAGTTTACCTGCTTCATCTACAAACAATAAAATATTTAAACATTATTATAACTCTGATATAGTTAGCAGAACAAACGTTTTGTCTAGTGATTTTGATGCTAGAGTAAGAAGATCTGCAAGAATAGAATTAAATCATACTCCATTTAAAAAAGGTAAAATAAGATTAGATGGTGTAAATATGAAAGAAGGAAAGCCTTACACTTATAAAGTTACATTCTTTGGTGAGACAGTAAGTTTAATAAGTATAATGAAAGATGATAAGCTGAAAAGTTTAGATTCTTTATCTTCTTTTAATACTGTTTATACCGCAGGACAATTAAAGTCGAAATTAGTAAACGCCATTTCTGATTTTATTACACCTTTAATTACTCATACAAGAAGATTGGTATATGATTCTGGAAATCCAGCTTCAACATATACAGGTATTGTAGATAATTTAGCAAATAATGGAGGTGGAGATAATCAAGGCTTATTACTAACTGAATTAAAGTATGCTCTTAGAGTTCATAAAATAATTGAGGCGATACAAACAAAATATGATCTAACATTTTCAGATGATTTCTTTAACACAACTAACACAGCTTACTATAATCTGTTTATGTGGCTTCATAGAAAGTCTGGTGATTTTGGTACTGATTCTCAAGTATCAGAACCTTTTGTAAAACAAATACAAACCTTTCAAACTGGTACATTTGACGCTGGGTCAAGTTATGACAGTTCAATTGTTTCAGATGGATCTACTTTAGAAGTACAAGGAGATGATAATATTAATTTTGAATTGGAGGTTGTTCCTACAGACAACTCAATAACATATACTATAGATGCTTTTTTAGATGGAAATTTAGAGTACAGTATATCAGGAACAGGAACACAAACGTTAGAAATGATCGGACTTTGTAGTCCTAGTGTTGTTTGTGAAGGAGATTATACTTTTAACATAAGCACAACTTCTTCTTCACCATTATCTGTTTCTGGAACAGCAACAATGACTGTTCTTGGTAAAGGCTCTTTTGAATTACCAGAAACTACTTATAGTTTAACATTCAGTTCTACAACTATAGTTACAAATCCTTCCTTTAATATAAAATCAGAAATACCTGAAATGAAAAATATAGATTTTCTTACAGGTATATTTAAAATGTTTAATCTTACTGCTTTTGTGCAAGATGATGGAACAATTAAAGTGCAAACATTAGACTCTTATTATAGTGCAGGTGTTGAATATGATATTACAGATTATATAGATATAGGTGAATCAGAAGTAAATAGCGCTTTACCTTACAAAGAAGTTGATTTTAGGTATCAAGGAAGAGATTCTTTCTTTTCTATAACACACGAAAAGATATTTGGTTTTGAATGGGGTACAGATGAATATTTAACTGAAGATCCAGATGGAAGCGTATATAAAATAGAACTCCCTTTTGAACATCATAAGTTTCAAAAATTATTAGATTTAAACGACAGTTCTGGTGATACATCAACAGATATACAATGGGGATGGTCTGTAAATGAAAATCAAGAGCCTTATATTGGAAAACCTTTATTGTTTTATCCAGTAAGAGTGACTTCAGGTGAAACAATATATTTTAGAGATTCTTCAGGAGGAGCAGGATCAAGCGTGAATTATATCGTTCCTTCTAATTCAGTTGAATTAAACAATACAAGTCAAACTATACATTTTGGCACTGAACTTAATGAGTATACAAATACTGTGTCCGCACAGAGTTTATTTAGAAACTATTATAACACTTATATAAGTGATTCATTTGATGCTAAAAATAGACTTACTAGGGTTACAGCATTTTTACCAGCAGAAATTCTATTGAATTTCACGCTGGCTGACAGATTTATAATAAATCAAAAGAGTTATAAAATAAACTCAATAACTACTGATTTATATAACGGTAAAAGTGAAATAGAATTATTAAATGACTTCAATGCTTAAACATATATTAGATTTATTAAAACTAGATGATTATTATGGAGTATCTCCGTATATCGATATAGCTAAGGGTAAATATGAAGCTCCTAGCAATTTAAAAGAAGCAATAAACAAAAGAAAACGATTTAACAAAGAATACTAATGGCGCAAAATATAATAATTGACATAAAAGTACAAGATGGTAAAGCACAAGCTAAGATACGTGGTCTTGAAAAATCATTCAGAGATTTTAGCGATGTATTAAAAGATGTACGAAAACAATTAAAAGAGAATAACCACAACATAGAAGGAACTTCAGCTGGATATGCAAAACAAATAACAGCGCTCGAAAAACTAAGAGACGAAACCGCAAAAACAGGAAGACAGTATAGAGCACAAACAAAAGAGATAAATAAATTAGTTGCTGCTCAAAAAGCAATTACTGGTCCAGTTAAAGGTACAGTAGCGGCTTTACAGGCACAAAAGAAAGAACTGGCTAATCAAAGAAATCAGTTAGCTACAACTACTGAAAGATACGAGATATATTCTAAAAAAATAGCTGAAGTACAATCTAGGATAGATAAATTAACTGGAGCTACGCAAATAAACGGTAAAGTTAATGAAGATTTAATATCTTCTTCTGGTCTTGCAGGAGCTACTTTGACTGAAGTCGGTAGAACGCTATCAGATTTACCTTATGGTATTAGAGGTGTAGCAAACAACCTTTCTCAGTTGTCAACATTAATGATAACATTAGCAGCAAAAACAAAAAGCTTTAGAAGATCACTAAGCCTTTTAGGTAAACAATTAATGGGTCCATTAGGTTTGATTATTTTATTTCAATCTATGTTGGCTTTATTTGAAAACAATGCTATTAATGCAGAAAAAGCTACAGGAGCAAACGAAGATTTGTCGGGTAGTTTTGCTGAACAAGCAGGTCAATTAGCTACTTTATTAATATTGTTAGACAGAGGAAATTTATCGTTATCTGAAAATCAAGAGATAGTAGATACGTTAAATAATAAATATAAAAACCTAAATGTAACTTTAGATGAATTTGGTGATTTAACAGACGACTCCAGAAAATCAATAGATCTATTAGTAGAGTCTCTGGTAAAACAACAAGTTATACAAACTACTTTAGAAGAGATTGTTTCTTTGTCTGTCAAAAAGACTAAGGAGCAAATTGACTTTAACAATGAAAACGTAAGTACATATGATAAAGTTATAAGTTCTTTAAGTAAATTCGGGAATATATTTGCAAATATTCTTCCAAGTCAAACTAGAGAATATACAGAGTCTTTAGGAGAAACTAATGATGAAATAGAAGCATTAATTAACAGGTTAGAAAGCCCAGAGTTATCTGAAGTTCTTAAGTCTTTTCTAGAGAACTTAAGAGACCAGGGTAAAGGAACTAAAGACGTATTAAAAGAAGGTACAATTGCGTTTTTTGAAGAAATAATAAAAGGATTAAAAGAGCAACAAACAAAACTTGTAACAACAAGTGAGGCTTATCTAGAATTACAAAAAGAAATAGACAAGGTACAGGAAAAGATAAACGAAATAACTGGAGAAACAGAAGATAATTCAAAAGCTGTAGAAAAATTTGCTAACACTCTTAAAAAAGCTTTTTCTGATTGGTCAAAAACAATATTTGATGACTTTAATAATTTAAGAGATAAACAAAAGCAAGACAGAACAATAGAATTATTAGAAAATGATAAAGAATTAGCTATAAAGATAGCTGGACTTGCAAAATTAAATTTATCTAGAGAACAATTTGAAAAGAGAAAGCAAGAATTAATAAGACAATCAAAACAAGCAGAGCTAGACACAATAAAAGATATATTAGATAACGATATTTTAAGTCTTGAAGAAAGATTAAAATTAACTATTAAATATTACAAGCTTTTAGAAGAATTAAATGAAGATGCTGGAGAAGATCCTGATAATTTTGGAGAAAGGCTTTTGAAGGCAGCAAAGGAAGCTGCAAAATATTTAAAATTAGGTGTTGATGCTATAAAAGCTCAAATAGACGCAGAAATATCTCAAGAAGAGAGAAAGACTAGACTTATTAATAACGAACTAAAAAAGAGAATTATTAATGAAAAATTAACTGCACAACAAAAAGAAGCTATAAACAATCAGATAGAAAAAAATGAAGTTGCTTTGCAAGAAAAAAGAGATAAGCTTGCGGAAAAAGCATTTAAAGCTCAAAAAGCAGTTTCTATAGCTGAAGCATTAATCAATACTTATGAAATGGCAGTTAAAGCATATAATGCTTTAGCTGGTATTCCTATAGTTGGTCCTGCTTTAGGATTTACTGCTGCTGCTGCTGCAACTGTTTTTGGCTTGAAACAAGTTGACGCAATAAGAAAAACTCAATTCGTTCCTAGTGCAGCTCCTGGATCAACTAGAGTTTCTGGATTAGGCGGAGCAGGTGATGCTGGAGGAGGAACACAAGATCCTGTATTCAACATAGTAGGTACAGGTCAACAATTCCAATTATCTCAAGCAATTGCACAAAGAACTGGAGAACCTGTTAAAGCTTATGTTGTAACAGGAGATGTAAGGTCTGGATTAGCTCTTGAACGTAATATAATTAAAGGTTCTAAACTAGGATAAGAAATAAAACAAATTAACTAAAAAAAGATTTACTAAGTATGGAAGAATTAAAACTTATCGAACTAGTCATAGATGAAGAAAATGACTTTGCAGGAATACAGGCAATATCTATTGTAGATGAGCCTGCAATAGAAGAAGATTTTGTTGCGCTTGCATCACACGAAATAAAACTTGCTGAAGTTGATAAAGAAAAGAAGATTTTAATGGGAGCAGCTTTGATTCCTAATAAAAAGATATATAGATCAAATGGAGAAGAAGAATATTACATTTATTTCAGTGAAGATACCGTCAAAAAAGCCTCAGAGCTTTTTTTGACTAAAGGCAATCAAAATAACTCTACTTTAGAACACGAAATTGAACTTAATGGGCTTTCTGTTGTAGAATCTTGGATTGTAGAAGATGAAAAACAAGATAAATCGAGAAAATACGGTTTTAATGTGCCTGTAGGAACTTGGATGGTGTCTATGAAGGTAAATAATGATGAAATCTGGGATAATTACGTAAAAACAGGTAAAGTAAAAGGTTTTTCTATTGAAGGTCACTTTGTAGATGCTATGAAACACAATGAAGAGGAGCAAGAAGCACTTTCTTTATTAGAAGAGCTTACAGACATCTTAGATGTTGAACTTGAAACGTATGGTGACTATGGAAGTGGTGTTAGAAACAATGCTAAAAGAGGTATTGAACTCAATAAGAAGGTAAATAACAAATGTGCGACAAGTGTAGGCAAGATTCGTGCCCAACAATTAGCTAGAGGAGAAAAATTATCAGTTGGAACAATAAAAAGAATGTATTCTTATCTATCTAGAGCTGCAGAGTATTATGATCCAAGCGATTCTAAGGCTTGCGGTACTATTTCATATTTATTATGGGGTGGAAAAGCAGGTTTAAACTGGTCAAGAGGTAAATTAAGAGAATTAGGCGAATTAAACTTAAAATCTATGGTTGTAGATGAAGAATACGCAATCATAGATGACAAATTAGCTTATTCAAATCCTGAATCTGCTGAATTAGCAGCTCAAGATGTAGGATGTGAAGGATATCACGAACACGAATACGAAGGAAAGATATGGTATATGCCTTGTGAACAACACTCTGTTGACGCAGGAAAAACCACTAAAAGTCCTTGTTGGGATGGGTATGAACAAAAAGGATGGAAAATTGGTAAAAGCGGAAAAAGAGTACCTAACTGTCAAAAGAAAAAATGAATAAAAAAAAATTAACAGTAAGTAGAACCAGTCCGCGTTCCTCAAGACGCGGCTGTTTATGTGCAGATGGTAAAAGATATTCAAGAAAATGTTGCAAAGGATATTTGATCAATCAAGGAATAGGGAATCTTTATGGAGAGGGAGTATTACTATTAGAATCGGGAGGTAACTTATTACAGGAAAATGGAAACAATATAAAATTATAAATAATGTCAAAAAAAATATCTCAATTAAACGCAGCTACAGAATTACAAGGACCTGAAACTTTTGCAGTAGTTCAAAGTAGCGAAACTAAAAAAGGAACTATAAGTCAAGTTATAAATTATATACACGCTACAGGAATTACTGTTTCAGCAGGAGATACTGTTGATTTAGATAGTTCAACTTATGATGACACAAGATTAATTAAATTAACTTGGACTGGGAGTTCGGGAAGTATGACTATGACTTTGCCAGATGCTACAACTTCTAAAAGCACAAACAGATTAATAAGGTTTGTAACTAATGGAGGTTTTAATACAAACACAAGAGTTAATTTAACTCCTGTTGCAGGACAAACATTAGATGGTTCTTCAGATTCTTATGAATTAAATGTTGCCTATGAAGGATTAATGTTATGGTCTGATGGATCTGAATGGTTTATAATCCAGAAGAAAGCATAACGAAAATACAACAGACAGATAAATAATTAATTAACTATATATATTTTATTATTATGAAAGCAAGCGAAATCGTAGAAAAATTCAAAAACGTTCTTTTGAATGCTGACGAAGAGCAAGTACAACCTGAAATGGAAATGAAAGAAGAGTCTGACATTGAAGTTAAAGAGGAAGAAGTTGTTTTAAGTGAGCAAAAAGAAGAAGTAAAAGAAAGCGAAGAAACAACTGAACTTTCTGAAGAAGTCGAAGCTGGTTATGATAAAAAAGAGATGGAAGAAGTGCCATCTGAGTCAAAAGAACCAGAATATGTGACTAAAGAAGAGTTAGCAAGAGCGATTGCTGAAGTAAAAGCAATGGTTTCTAAACTATCTCAAGAAGAAGAAGCTTTAGAAGTTCCACAAGAACTGGAAGCTGAAGAAAAACAAGAATTATCTGCTCAGGAGCCAGAGGTTGAGCCAATTAAACATAGCCCTGAATCTGAAGTAGGTAAAAAACAAGAGTTTCTATATGCTCAAAAAAGAAATATGAGCACTAGAGACGTTGTATTTAACAAAATATCAAACTTTTAATATTAAATAATTATGGCTACTACTACAAGTATAACTACTACTTACGCAGGCGAATTTAGTGGCAAGTATATATCTGCTGCTTTATTATCGTCTCCGACAATCGAAAATGGAAACATTGAGATTAAACCAAACATTAAGTACAAAGAAGTAATCAAAAAAGTTGCAACTGATGCTAACGTAATCAAAGATGCTACTTGTGACTTTACAGATACTGCTACTGTTACTTTAACTGAAAGAATCCTACAACCAGAAGAGTTCCAAGTGAACTTAGAGCTTTGTAAAAAAGACTTTATTTCTGACTGGGAAGCTGTTCAGATGGGATATTCTGCATATTCAAATATGCCTCCAAAATTCTCTGATTTCTTAATCGGACACGTTGCAGGTTTAGTTGCAGAAAAGAATGAGCAAAACATCTGGGGAGGTGTAAACGGAAATGCAGGTGAGTTCGACGGATTCACAGTATTAATGGGTGCTGATGCAGACGTAAATGACGCTGTTAATGACGCACAAACTGCATTTACAAGCTCTAACATCGTTTCATTATTAGAAAACGTTGTTGACGCTTTACCTTCAGAAGTTTATGGAAAAGAAGATTTAAAAATTTATGTACCAAGAGTTGCTTGGCAATCTTACATCAGACACTTAGGCGGATATGCTGCTAACGGTGTAGGTGCTGCAGGTTACGAAAACAGAGGATCTCAGTGGTACAATCAAGGTAACGCATTATCATTTGACGGTATCGAGTTAGTATTAGCTCCAGGTATGCCTTCAGATCATATCGTTGCTGGACAAAAATCTAACTTATACTTCGGTACAGGATTAATCTCTGACCACAATGAAGTAAAAGTATTAGATATGGCTGACCTTGATGGATCTCAAAACGTAAGAGTGATTATGAGATTTACAAGCGGCGTTCAATATGGTATAGGTGGTGATCTAGCATTACTTACTTTAGCATAATAAATTATTGTATAATCGATGGGCGGGTTTACCGCCCATTAACTAAAAAACTATAAAAATATGAGTTGCGATTTATCACAAGGAAGACAAAGACCCTGTAAAGATTCAGTAGGTGGATTGAAAGCAGTTTACTTTCTAAATTATGGAGAGAGTGCATACGATGTTTCTTTTGATGCTACAAATACAGATCAAGTTGACGGATTTGGAACAGGATTAACTTGTTACAGATATGACTTAAAAGGCAACTCCAATTTAGAGCAAACGATTGTATCTTCAACAGATACAGGAGGAACGTTTTTTGAGCAAGTTCTAACATTGGTTTTACCTAAACTTACTGTTAAAGATCATAAAGAATTAAAATTATTATCTTTCGGAAGACCTCACGTTATCATTAAAGATAACAACGACAATTATTTTGTTGCAGGTCTTGAGCACGGTATGGATGTAACAGGAGGAACAATTTCTTCTGGATCAGCGATGGGAGATTTAAGTGGGTACACATTAACTTTAAGCGGAGGCGAAAGAGCTCCTGCTAACTTTATTGATGTTACTGCTGAAACAGACATACAATTAACATTTGGTGATGCAAGTACAATGACTGTTAGTCCAGGTTCTGCTGCAGATGTTGATGTAGATGACGATCAATCTGGAATACCAGGAGGAGGAAATTAATGATTTCATAACCTTTGTAAAAAGCCTCGCATTAAGCGGGGCTTTTTTATTAAAACACTATTGTACTTTTTTGATTATCTATATATGATAGTATTACAACCTATTACAACTTCTCAAACGTTACGGTTTGTGCCAAGATCTTACAAAGAAGATAGTTTGGTTCAACTCGTAATTACAGAAGACGGTACAAGAAAAACAGAAACCTTAACAGGTTTAACTGCAACGTATAATGGCAACTTTATTGACTTGCCTTGTACGTTTAGCATATTATCAGAAGGTAAGTTATATTCTATTGAACTCACTAGGTCTGGTAATTTATTATATAGAGATAAAGTATATTGTACTTCTAAGACAGACAGAACAATACCGCACACACTAAATACAGGTAAGTATGATGAGCATACTGCATCTCCTACAGGACAAAAATACATAACAATTTAATATGGCAAGAAGAAGAAAAACACAAGAGTTCAAGGACAATATTAGAGTTGTTAATTTACAAGGATATACGATTCCTGAAATAAAGGAACATTATAAGAATGATTGGGTAACTTATGGAGAAGACAATGATTACTTTGACAACCTAATAGACTTGTATTTAAGCAGCCCTACTAATTCTTGTTGCGTCAACGGTATCGTAGATATGATTTATGGTAGAGGATTAGATGCAACAGATAGTTCTGAAAAACCTGAAATGTATGCTGAAATGAAGCAGCTATTGAAACCTGATCAAGTTAAAAGAGTAGTAAACGATTTTAAATTATTAGGTCAAGCTGCAATACAAGTAGTATACAACAGAAACAAGACCAAGATTATGAATATACTTCATTTTCCTATGGAAACGTTAAGAGCTGAAAAAGCTCAAGATGGTATAATAAAAGCTTATTATTATCATCCTAAATGGTCTGAAATAAAAAATACTGATAGCCCAAAAAGAATTCCTACATTTGGAAACGGAAGAAGAGGCGATTTAAGAGAGCTTTATGTATGTAAACCGTATAGACCAGGCTTCTATTATTATGCACCTGTAGATTATCACGGATGTTTACAGTATTGCTCTCTAGAAGAAGAGGTATCAAACTACCACATAAACAACATAAAAAACGGCTTACAGCCGTCTTTACTGATAAACTTTAACAATGGTGTGCCTGATGAAGAGGCACAACAAATTATTGAAAGAAAGATTCAAGACAAATTTGGAGGAACTTCTAACTCTGGTAAGTTTATTTTAGCGTTTAATGATGATCCAGATAGAAAGGCAGACATCGAACCTATACATTTACCTGATGCTCACGCTCAATATCAATTCTTAGCCGATGAAGCGAGAGAAAAAATAATGTTAGGTCACAGAGTTGTTTCTCCAATATTGCTTGGTATAAAAGACAATACAGGCTTTGGTAATAACGCAGAGGAGCTTAGAACGGCTTCAATCCTTATGGATAACATAGTTGTTAGACCATTCCAACAAGCGCTCTTAGAATGCTTTAAAATGCTTCTAGAGTTCAACCAGATAGATCTTAACTTATACTTTGTAACTCTACAACCAATTGAGTTTACTGAATTAGATAATATTCAGACTCAAATTAAGAGAGAAGAAGAAACAGGTGAGAAGTTATCTGCTATAGATAAAATTAAGAATATATTTAAAACAAAAGAAGATGAAGGCACTATTCATAACGACTGATGATCTAAGAAGAAAATCCATTATAGGTGGGAATGTAGATGCTGATAAATTCATTCAGTTTATTGAGGTGTCTCAAGATATACATATTCAAAATTATTTAGGTACTAAGCTATACAACAAAATCTCTACCTTAATTACAAGCGACACTATAGATGATGCAGGTAATGCAGATTATAAGACTTTGTTAAACACATATATAACGCCAATGTTAATATGGTTTGCTCAGTCAGACTATTATATGTTTGCATCTTATCAAGTAAGTAACGGAGGAGTATTTAGACATCGAAGTGAGTCATCAGAGACTCCTTCGATGCAAGAAATTAAATCTCTTGTTGATAGCTCTAGAGATAAAGCTGAGTTTTATGTACGTAGGTTTTTAGATTATATGGATAACAATAGTAATTTGTTTCCTGAATATAATGAATCTAATGAGGATGGTATGTACCCAGACAAAAATGAGAATTTTAATAGCTGGGTATTATAATGAGGAAACCTACTTATAAACCAAAAGAAAAGAATATAGTAAAGTTAAAGTCTTTTATAGAAAAGATTATGCAGAAGGATAACAAAACAAAAAAATAATTTATGGGTACTACATTAACAGGTAAGGTAATATCGGCTACCTATGATGCGTTACTAAA